CGGTGGGTGCTGACAATATAAAGCACTTGATGACGAATTATTTGTATATGAGGAAGGAAGAAAGAATGTCTGAAGATGAAAAACCGTGGTGGTGGCCTGATATTGCAGACGAAGCCTATGTAGCGCGGCTGCGGAGCGATTATCCTGACAAGTCTGAACAGTACCCAGATGATGAAGACCTTATGGCTCATTTCGATTCTTATCCGGGTCAATTTGTTGAGTTGTGGGATCATGTCGGTGATGCCTATGAACAAGTGAACCCGATGGCGAAAGCATTTCTTGCCATGTATGAGGCACTTGATGCTGCAGTCGAGTGTGGTATGGTACCGAAGTCATCTGCGAAAGAAGGCGGTGCGGTTAAATTTGCGAGACAAGCTCATGTGGCTGATATGATTCGTGATGCGCTTGCTCAAGCTCGTGGAGAGAAACGTGGCTAAAAAAGGTAAATCTTCAAGAGTGGTATATGACACGATGAAGTCTCATTTGATTACTGCTGATCAGATATTGGAGTTTCAGCAATGAGTGAAGAGCATAAATATGATCTCCCCTCCAGTGTCGATGAAAGCAACTTCCGCGTTCCGACTGTCAATATCAAGAAGGATGAGAATGGATCGTGGTTGACACTGTATGAGGACGGGGATTCATTGATCGTGATGGATGAAAGTCAGGCACGAACTTTGGCGGTTATCCTAAAATCACATTACGGATGGAGTTGATATGTTTGGTTGGTTAAATAAGCTTTGTAAAGTAAAAGAGGTTGAGAAGATTGAGGAGACCTCAAATAAAGGTGAGCACTACAATAATTTTTTGAATGCGACTGGTTATCGCTTGACGACAGTGGAAGCAGATGAACCGGGTCTTTGGTCTATTGAAGCGGTGAAGACTAAAGAGGGGTTGAATGATACTCTCTACCAAGCCGCAGCCAAGATGTGTGGCACTACACTGGAGCATAAATCTTCGAGTGAGGCTGATAAATATTTCTTCTTGAATGTGTGCTCTCACAGGGTGGCGCAAGATACAATGCGCGGAAATGGTAATATGGTATTCTTGAGTGATAAGGATTTGTTCAAGGAGCTTGCCGAGGAGAGCCCAGAGTTGTTTAAAGGCAAGTACATGTTCTTACTTACTGATGAGATACCAAAGGATCAAATTCTTGTAGTGTACAATGGTAATAATCAGCTAGATAAGGCGTTCTACTTGGAAGGAAAGCGTAGTATCAGGTGTGCATATCCCACTGTAAGGGGTGTTTTCATTTGAAGAAATTTAAGGTAGATCAGAAGCAGTTTTTCAAGACCTATCGGAAGTGGTCTACCAATGTGTGGGATGGTCCTCTGTCCGGTTTCTATGAATTCGATGGTCGGAAACGGTACTATTCATGTTATCATGAGGATTTTAATTGGGAATTTTGGGATGACATGGAGACTGATGATGAAATTCTTGCTGCTATCGTGGCAACGGATTATGGTGTAGAGCTTCCTGAAAGGTGGCAGCGCACAGTTGAATACTTCAGTAAAAAGTGGGATAGGTTGGCTAAACAAAATCTTTTTTCATTGTACGGTAAACCGTATAGTGGACCTGCGTGGCGGTCTTACAATGTGTTTGATCTTGCATGGCATCATTGGTTCTCATATCCGCTGGTGCGGGTTCTTGGGGGAGTGATGCACAAATTCAAATGGGGTAGTAGTATGAAGCTTCATTGGTGGTGGAGAGATAATATGTTGGAGAACCGTAAGATTGTTGGAAGGTTTTCGCTCAAGTGAAGTTAGAAGACATTTTTAAGGAATGGGATAATGATTGGGATGTAAACCGTGCGGAGCTTGGGTATGCTGCTTTAGACATCCCAAAAATTCACACTAAATACTACCGCATACTAATTGATGAGAAGCTTCGCCTCAAGTCGATGCAAGCTGATCATGATGTGTTGATGTTGGACAAGACAGAGTTTTATTCCGGCAACAACACAAAACGTCATCATGATATGGGATGGGAACTTCCTGACCGTGGAATGATATTAAAGGGTGATATGCCAGCCTTCTTGTCTGCTGACAAAGACGTGATTGAAAGTAATTTCAAGATCGCACATCAGCAGGAGAAGGTGAAAACAGTGGAAGCTATCATTGGTATGATTAAGAACCGGAGCTACCATATTTCAGCGGCTATCGCATGGGAAAAATTTAAGGCAGGAGAGTAAAATGAAAGATAGTGAATTGGCAGCGCAACGTCAGGTCATTCAACAACATCAGGTAGCAATTCGGCGTACTGTCGAAAACCTGAAACCGAAGGATATGGAAACCTTTGCAGTGACGGCTGAACTTCTGGGCATCAGTGATCGTTTGACGGCCATGGTAGATGGTCTTGTTGAGCGTATGCAGGAAACTGAGAAGACGGTTTCAAAGCTGAATGTGGGTACTGACCCGCGTCCTAAATCAGCTACCAAGACGGCTACTAAAGGCGCTTCGAAGGCGAAGGAAGCTGAAGGTAGTAAGGCTGGTAGCGTCAATTAGCAGTGACTGATGTAATCATTCAGAAGGTGGATGAAGTATATGTGAGTGTGTCTTGCGATAAGGGTATTGCATACGAACTATCAGAGTTCTTCACTTTCTTTGTACCTAATTTCCAGTTCATGCCAGCCTACCGTGACAAGCGGTGGGATGGTAAAATTCGTCTGTACAACATCATGACCAAGCGGCTTTATGCCGGGTTGGTGAAGTACGTCGAAGAGTTCGGGAAGAAGTACGGTTACACAGTTGAGTATGCGTATGATCGTTCTGCAGAAGAGTTCTCTCTTGTGGAAGCACAGGAGTGGATCAAGAAGCAGAATTTTCCTCTGGAGCCCAGAGACTATCAGGTAGATACTTTTGTTCATGCGATACGGAATCGGCGGGCATTGTATCTGTCGGCCACATCGTCTGGTAAGTCGTTTAACATGTACATGATCATGAGGAAGATTGCAGAGCGGACTCTGATTATTGTACCGACAGTGGCTCTGGTTCACCAGATGACCTCGGATTTTGAGGAATATGGTCTTGATGTAGAACGGTTTGTGCATAAAATACATCAAGGGCAGGGACATTGCACAAATAAACCAATTGTCATCACTACATGGCAGTCGGTTTATAGGAAGCGTAAGGACTGGTTCAATAGGTTCAAGGTGGTGTTCGGGGATGAGGCTCATACATTCAAAGCCAAGGCCCTTACGACACTTATGGAGAAGCTGGAAGACTGTCCTTACAGGTATGGGTTCACTGGCACGATTGATGACACGGAGACCCATAAGTTGGTGTTGGAGGGGCTGTTTGGTCCCGTCAAGAAGGTGATCAGTGCCAAGGAGATGATCGACCGGGGATACTCTGCTGAGTTTTCTATCAAGATCATTTGCTTCGACCACCGTGAAGAACTTCGTAAAGCCGTTTCAAAGGTGCGGGTGGAAGGTAAGAATCGAAGAGCGCCACGTTATGCAGAGGAGATGGACCTGTTGGTCGCACTTCCCAGTCGTAACAGGTTCATTCGAAATCTTACATTGTCTTTGAAGGGTAACACTCTTCTTCTTTTTCACTATGTGGAAAAGCACGGACAACACCTATATGATATGATACATGACAAGGATTCGGATCGTAAGGTCTTCTTTGTTCATGGTGGGGTTGACGGTACGGAGAGGGAAGAAATTCGGAAAATTGTTGAGAAAGAAACCGATGCGATCATTGTGGCGTCCTACGGGGTGTTTTCCACTGGTGTCAACATCAAGAACTTGAACAACATCATTTTCGCTTCTCCTTCAAAGGCCAAAATCAAAATCTTGCAGTCAATTGGTCGGTCCCTTCGTAAAGGGGACAATCTCGATCTACCGGGAGACTCAGTTCTGTACGACATCGCTGATGATGCGTCATGGAAGTCCCGGCAGAACTTTACGCTCCAGCATTTGAAAGAGCGTATGAAGATTTATGATGCGGAAGGCTTTGACTATAAGCTTTATAATGTGAAGTTAGGATAGGTATGTCGGACGAAAATCCATTGGTTATCATGAAGCTGAAAAACGGTGAAGAAATTGTAGGATGTGTTTTGGAAGAGAATGATGAGATGATTATTCTCCAAGATGCACTCAAGATCAATTATATGTATCAGGATACAACGGTTCCGGGGATATACCTTACCAAATACTTCATTTACTTGGATAGCTGGGATGCTGAGTTCAATATGAATGAGGTGTCTCAAATTTTTAGAGAGTTCAAACCGCAATTTGTATCGTTTCACCGGACATATGCTATTGGATTGAAAAAGCGTATGTCTGCTGTTTTTGATGATGAAAAAAGTGATGTGAGTGAACGCGAAGATATAGCCCAAGCGTTTATTGATGGTGTGATTGAACCAAGCGGGAACACATATCACTGAGGATGCATGTCGAAAGAAGCGAATCATTATGTAGACAAGCGAGAATTTCATTTACTATTGGTTGAACATAAGCGAAAAGTTGAGGCTGCTCTGGCAAAGGGTGAAGAGACCCCACGACCCTGTGATGGTATTGGGGATGCATTCATTAAGATTGCCAATGGTCTGGCGAGAAAGGCCAATTTTGTCAATTATCCATTTCGTGAGGATATGATTGGTGATGCGATTGAGAATTGTGCCATGGCGGTCAATAATTATGACCCTGATCGATTTAATAACCCGTATGGGTACTTTACAAAGGTGTGTTGGTGGTCTAATCTTCGAAAGATTGAGCGTGAGCACAAGCAACTCTACGTCAAATTCAAGTCAATGGAGCAAGCTATCCTTAGTGAGTCTCTAGTTGAAGGTGATGATGAGAATTTTCAATATGATGCGGTCCTCTTGGATAATGAGAAGATGAAACCTATCATCGAAAAGTTTGACAAGAAGATCAAGAAAAAACCGAAGGCAAAGTAATATTATGGAAGTCGCATTGATCAATGATACGCACTTCGGTGCGCGTGGTGACAATCCACATGTGATGGTCCACCAGAAGAGGTTCTATGAGGAAGAGTTCTTCCCAGAGCTTGAGCGACGTGGCATCACAACAATCATTCACCTTGGAGATATTGTTGACCGGAGGAAGTACATTAACTTCATGTCCGGTGAACTTCTTATGTGGTTCGTGGCTGAATGTAAGCGGCGTGATATTAAGTTGATTGTCATTATTGGTAATCACGATACCTTCTACAAGAATACAAATCGCCTTAACGCCATGCGGGTTCTCTTTGGCGAGACAGACCTTGTGGAGTTTTATGATGAGTGCACCGAATACGATCTTGATGGTCTTCCGGTGATGTTCATCCCATGGATCAATCCAGAGAACCTTAAAGATACCATGGAGAAGATCAAGAAGACGAAGGCCGAAGTGGCTTTTGGTCATCTGGAGATCAAGGGCTTTGAGATGTACAAGGGCTCTCCGTCTGACCATGGGATGGAGAGTAAGGTCTTCAGGAAGTTTGATGAGGTGTTCTC